ACGGTTACAACATTAGGGATGTGAGTTAGCCGCTTGCTAAACCTGATGGGCTAGGGCGTAGCTTAACTAAAGCTCCGTGCAAAACGGGAGATGCCAGTGAGAGTCTGGTCGTCCGATTACGAAGTAACCAGTTCAGGGGTAGCGCATGGAAGCCGACAAGATTGACTATCAAAACACCGGGCAAGTCATTGATCCAGAACCGCTGGAGAAAGAGCCGGTATTCCATGACCCCTCCGACAGTGAAAAGGAACTAACCGCTTTCATTGTCGACCACACGGATAAATGGCGGGACTACCGCGACTCCAACTTCTCCGAGGACTGGGAGCGTTACGAGCGCACATTCCGTGGGGTTTGGGACAGCAACGACAAGATGCGCCAGTCCGAGCGTTCCAGAGTCATTTCCCCGGCAACACAACAGGCTGTAGAGACTCGCCACGCCGAGGTGATGGAGGCAATCTTCGGCCAGGGCGAGTTCTTCGACATCAAGGATGATCTGGAGGACAAAACCGGCAGCGTCGACGTCGAGCAGATGAAGGCGAAACTGTACGAGGACTTCGCGCAGGACAAAATACGCAAGAGTATCGACCAGATCGTGCTGCTGGGGCAGATTTACGGTACGGGTATCGGTGAAATCACTGTATCTACCGAAAAGCAGTACAAGCCCATGCAGGTTCCTGTCGACAATCAGCAGATGGCCTACGGGGTGGGGGAAAAAGACAGGGTATGCGTCAAACTCATCCCGGTAAGCCCCAAGAACTTCCTGTTTGACCCGAATGGCACTGAAATCAACGACTGCATGGGTGTTGCCATCGAGCGATACCTGTCAATCCACAAGATTGCGAAAGGGATTGCTGACGGCAAGTACCTAAATGTCGATATTGGGACGCTGTACGAGGATGATTCACTCGAAAGCACCACGGAAAAGCGGAATTTCGAGGATGACAAGGTAAAAATCCTCACCTACTACGGCCTAGTCCCGCGTGAATACCTGACGGTAGAAGGCGAAGAAGTCGTTGATTTGGGCGTTTCCAACGCCATCGAGGACTATTCCGACATGGTTGAGGCTATTGTCGTGATTGCAAACGGTTCATTGCTCCTGAAAGCCGAAGAATCGCCCTACATGATGCAGGACAGACCTGTTATCAGCTATCAGGACGATACTGTACCGAACCGCCTGCTTGGTCGGGGGACGGTGGAGAAGGCAAGCAACATGCAGAGCGCGATTGACGGAAGTATGCGCTCGCACATGGACGCACTGGCCCTGACAGTCGCTCCGATGGTGGCGATTGACGCTACCAGACTTCCTAGAGGCGCTAAGTTCGAAGTGAAGCCAGGAAAAGCGTTCCTGACCAACGGTGCACCGAACGAAATCATCTTCCCGTTCCATTTCGGGACGAATGACGGTGCAGCAATGACGACCAGCAAGGAATTCGAGCGCATGTTGCTGATGGCGACGGGTACGATTGACTCGAATGGTACGGTGAGCGCGGTAGCACGGGATGGTCAGTCGATGGACATGGCGACTGCCACCATGATTAAGAAGTACAAGCGTACTCTGGTGAATTTCCAAGAGGACTTCCTGATTCCGTTCATCTACAAGGCGTCTTGGAGGTACATGCAGTTCGCGCCTGAACGGTATCCGAGTGCTGACGTGAAATTCATTCCGACGGCGACACTGGGGATAATTGCGCGTGAATACGAGCAGAAACAGTTGGCATTCCTGATCCAGACGCTCGGCGCGAACAGCCCTCTGACCCCGATACTGATGCAGGGCATCGTGAAGAACTCGTCTCTGAGCAACCGCGAACAGATGCTGGAGCAGATGGCGAAGATGTCGCAGCCGAACCCTGAACAGCAGCAGATGCAACAGCAGGGTGTGCAACTTGAGATGGCGAAGAAACAGGCTGAAGTCCAGAAGTTGCAGGCGGAAGCGCAAAAGACGACTGTTGAAGCGCAACTCGCCCCAGAAGAAATGAAGGCGAAGATGATCGCGGCCCTGAGCAACAATTTGGATGACCAGAACGAAGGTGACGATTTTGAACGTAGGGCGCGTATTGCCGAGATTCTTATAAAAGAAAAAGACATTGAATCAAACGAAAGAATTGCAGAAATGCAGGTTAAAGCTAAGTTGTCCGATAAAAAGAATGACAGCGATTACATTGAGTCTGCGTTAAGGACGATGCAATAGTGATTTTGCTTCCAAGTATGCAGAATGTGCTTGTTCAGGGGTTTCATATACCCCGATATGCTGCTTGGTATTGTTTTTCTGTATTTGTGCTACCCATTTACCTTTGTATGGAGATACACCAAGCAGCCCAGATTGATTCGTTTTTTTGGCTCCTGATAAGTTGTGTTGATTAGCAGACCATGATACATCACGAAGATTTTCAAACCTGTTGTCGTCTTTTACACGGTTTATATGGTCTATCCATTTCTCGGGCCAAGAGCCAGTCATATATAACCAAGCAAGCCTGTGGGCTTGATATGGAGTCCCAAGGATGATTATGGCTATGTATCCTGTGTTTAGAGTAGTTCCTGCTACAGAACCTATTTTGAATGGGCCGCGACGTTGTACTCTAGTGAAAATTCCTGTTTTTGGATCATAATGCAGTAGCGACCTCAGTACTTCTGCTGTTAAATCACTTTTTGTCCTCATTTAAACCTCCTGATGTATTAGTTATAGTTTAACACGAAGATACTTAGTTAGTCAAATAAGAGAAGCCTCACAAGCAGCATAGGAGCAAAGATGTTTCAGCGGTTGGTTGATCTACTGAAGCCTGACGTAAGCACTGAGGCTAAACTTACTGCTGTCACGGTGACAGTTGGGAAGGTGCTGGAACGTCTGATTGCACGGGTCGATACGCACGAAATCAAGACGCTGATTCCCCTGAGGGACGGGGTTGATGGTCGGGACGGAAAAATCGGCCCTCGCGGTCTTCAGGGTGAGAAGGGCGACAAGGGAGATTCTGGGCGTGACGGGAAGGACGGGCGGGACGGAAAGGATGCAGTAGGTAAGAATGGCAAGAATGGCGTTTCGGTTGTTGATGCAGAGATTGCGGCTGATGACCACCTAGTATTGAAGTTGTCTGACGGAAAGATTGTTGATGCGGGTGAGTTGCCTAGCGTTGATAAAGGTAAGATTCAGCAGATACTTAGCACACAAGTAGCACGGGATCAGATCACTGTTTCAGCAGTTGCACCAACTACCCCGCAGGTCAATGACTTGTGGCTTGATATTTCGTAAGGAGCAAATTATGAGCATGGACAACACCACCGAAATCGCTGCTCTTGCGGCATTCCTGCAAGGCACTGACCCCTCCTACCGTTCGGGCGCTACGCAGTATCTTGCGCTCTTCACGGCAGACCCCGGCGAAACCGGCGATCTGACCAACGAGGCGAACTACACGAACTATGCTCGCGCACCGCTGACCAAGGCGACGGCATGGACGGGTGCTGGCAACCCCTTCACCAATGCTGCGCTGATCCAGTTTAATGCCTGCACCGGATCAACGGCTGCGATTACGCACTTCGCTGTTGTCGATACTGGCCCCGCTCGTTCGACTGCCATCAATATGTGTATATCTGGCGCTCTGTCCGGTACGCTGAACGTGTCGAACGGCATCCAGCCGCAGTTCGCAGCCGCTGCGCTGAGTATATCGGCAACATAGCAAGCTAATGTGCTACAAAGATTGCAGAGACTACCTAAAATGTTCAGAAACTACAGGACGCTAGTCAGCGATGTAACCGGCGGGAACTGGTCTTTGTGCCAGTACCGCAAGGCTATATCGGCGACTGCAACTGTGACAGGGCAGTGGTTCGACTACTCCTATGCTCCGGGTATGCCTGTAGCAAACTACTACGCTGCGAGTCCTACAACAGCAGAAACGCTTGATTCGACCAAGGGCTTGTACATCCCGACGCTGCCCGACAAGACTGTGTATCTGAAGTCATGGTGCGCCATGTCGCTTGCGTCATCTGGAACTAGCACCACTAACCAGAACCAGCATTTGATGTTGTGCGACTACCTGCTCTATTACCCGTTTGTCGATGCTGACGCTGCGGGTGACTTGCAGGAGATGACAAACATCAAGACCCTGCCGAGATACACCACCGACAAGGGCTTGCAGATGATGGTAGTTAGTCAGTCTGCTACTACGGGCGGCGGAAACTTCACGGTCACCTATTACAACCAAGACGGTGTAGAAAAGACCACGCCGACCATCTACTGCGCTGTGGCTCAACCTCCCGGTGCATTGGTGTCCTGCATTGGTAACGCTACCTCAACAGCGCCTTTCGTTGAACTGGCATCCGGTGATACGGGCGTGACTAGCGTCAAGTCGGTAACGATGAACGTGAACAACGGTGGATTGTTCTGCATCGTGATTGTCAAGCCTCTGGTCAATACGTGGGTGCGCGAGGAAGTCAGGCGTAGGGATGCGACAACGTTTGCGTCCTACGGTGATGCGGCAATGGTTGAAAGCGGAGTTTTGAACGCTGGCTACCCTGAAATAAAGAACGGGGCGTTTCTCGGAATCATCGGCAGAGGGCAAGGTGGGTCAATTGCTTCATCTATCTTAACAGGCTACATCGAACACATTTGGAGTAATTGACATGGGATTCTCATCACAAGACGATCTGTTGTCCGAAATGACATCGGGCAAGATTCAAACCTGCAACGTGTTTCAGAAAACCCATGACACGGCTCCGACTGCCGGTTACTGGACTGATCTGAGCGTGTTTGCCGGTATTCCGACTGCTGATGCTTATACGGGTACGTCAGTGACGTATTACCCCACAGATAACACCACGGCATCCTCTTGGCCTTTGGGTGGTGATGTCTCGACAGACACCAAGCACTTCCTGAACTTCGGTGCATCCTGCAACGTTACTACTGGCGCACCTTGGGTCATTATGGCCGTAGATCAGGTCGGATATGTGCCGATTGCTGCTGCCAACTACACTGCCGCAACCCATACCGTCACCATGACTGCGTTGAGCAACTCCGCAGGCAAGGGAGACCGTTATGCCTACGGTGAAGGTTTGCGGCTGATGGTTGTCTCACAGACGGCTCCGGCTACGGGTGGCGGCAACATCACGGTGACTTACACGGCTTCCGGTGCGGGTGGTGCTACAGGTCAGGTTACGACTGCATCATCGACGCTTGCTGCTGCCCCTAAAGGTCATGTAATCCATTCCGGCCCTGTTGCGACTCGCGCTGCTCCGTTCCTCAACCTCGCATCTAGTCATACCGGTGTCAAGGATATTGAATCGGTCACGTTCGCTGCTACTGCCTACACGGGCACAGGGCGATTGGCAATCCTTCTGGTCAAGCCGCTGTTCGTGATCCCTATCCCGACTGCCGGTATGCACAGCATGACGGACTTCGTGAACATGATGCCTAGCCTGCCGAAGATTCCTGATGGGGCTTGCGTCAAGTTGATGGCTTACCATACCGCAGCCACTACCGCTAACGCCAACTTCCTTGCGACTTCCGATGTAGTTTGGGGTTGATATGACCAACAAGGAACTCATTGAGTTGGTAGCAGACTTCTCGGCGTGGCAGGGTAATACCTACACGCTCGCTGTCCTGATTGCAGAACGGCAACGCAATGACGATGCTGTTATCGCTGAAATCGCAGGGCAGCAGGAAGTCGCAGACGCTATCAGGGCATCATGCTAATCACAGCCGGTCACTTCTGGTTACACGCTCCGCACCGCTTCAATCCGGGCGGTAACGGGTTGGCGTACTTGCATGGCTATGCTACCAATAGCCTTGGTGATAGCAGGTTCAACAACTCTGTCGCGTTTGGCAAGCTTTCGGCAGTTCCGAATGGAGCAACGAACCAGACTGCGTGGATATTGGCTCGCCGGTCTGGAGGTATGTCATCAGTCAACGAGGCTGTTTTTTCGCTAGACCCAACAGGCTCAATGCTGAGTGGCGTCACAGCTTCAGCACCAGCCACATTCGACATCAGCACCAACACGCCAGATGGTCAGTTGGTATCCACCGTTCAACCAGGCGGCGCACCTGCCACGTTCGGTGTCGACACTAACACGCCGGAACTCACGGCGAGCCTTAGTGGTGTTGGGTCAAGCGACATTGGGTTCTCCTTTACCGACGCGCTGCTTGGAGCGTTGGGTGGCATGACCGTCACAGCCGACTTCGGAATCGACGGAACGCTCACCTCCTACGCTGTCGGACACATGGAAGGCACAACAGCCGATACAGGTGTGACGGTGGATAACATCGTGACCGCGCTTGAGTCGGCTATCCTTCCAGTCAATATCGTTAAGGTGAATGACTACGCTGTTACCGGAGCAGGACAGTCTGGAAACGAATGGGGGCCGGTTTGAGTTCCTCATGGGGAAACTCATGGCTTGAGTCGTGGGGCAATGCTTGGGGAGTGATGACGCCTTCTGTCGGCGCTGCTCTGAAGTACTGGACAGGTGCGGCATGGGAAACAAAGACGCTGAAATACTGGAACGGTGCAACGTGGGTTCCGAAGACGCTTAACTACTGGAATGGTGGAACATGGGCCTGACCCCTGAACTCCAGACCTACTATGAAGCTCGCCTGTCAATGATGGGCGACAAGGCATGGAATGACCTCATGGAAGACGTAGATGCCATGCTACAGGCGACCAACGATCTGTCGTCAGTCCAGGACGAGAAGACGCTGCACTTCCGGCGTGGAGAGATCAGCATCATGCGGTGGTTGCTGTCCCTGAAGGAAACCAGTGAAAAAGCCTACGAGGAGTTGGTGAATGAGACAACTGATTGACTTGAAATGCCCAGATTGCGGGAATGTGGTCGAGCGGTACATCGAGGCCACGCAAATCCCATGTATCTGCGGAAAGACGATGTACAAGATCGTCGGTATGCCCAGAGTGG